CCGCTGATTGCTGTCCGCATCGTCGGGAGGCGTCGCCAGGAGATCCGCCTGCACTTCATCGTCATCGGGAATGTTCGCGCCGCCGGGATCTTCGAGCCATTCCTTGAACTCCCAGGCCATTTCCGCCTTGCGGTTCACATAGGCGACGGGATCGAGCGCGCTTTCCCCGAAGTTGACGGGCACAACTATTCCGGCAGTTCCGTCTAGTTCGTTCAGGCGATCGACGACGCCCTTCCCCTTGCCGCCCACATCGACGAAGACGCGCATCGGCTTCTCTTGCTTGATGATTTTATGAATGCGCGCTGCAAGCTGCATGGTGTTGAGGTTATTAAATGTTTCGACCCCGAAAAGCTTCCTAGTCCGTCGCCGCACGATAGCCGAGCGGTCGGCAAGTTCGCCCTCGCCGCCAGGATCCACGCCGATGATAAGGCCGCCTTCCGTTGCAACCGTGGATTTGCGAGCCCGCATGACATGACGACGCGAGAGGAGGGAGTTGACCACGCCGGTCTGAAAGGCTTCGTCAGGCGTCGCAGGGTATTCTTGCTTGAACAGGAAGAACCCTTCTTCGCCCCCGCCAAGCTCTTCGATCTTCTTCCGTCGCCAGTAGATCTGCGCATCGTCGAGCTTGTACGCGATCTGATATTCGTATTCCGTCAGTTCGCCAGTCGGGACGCTTTCCGGATCCGAGATCGGCTCGAAGTCATGCGGAACCTCGCGCCGGTATTCCGCCTGCACGAACCACGGAATGAAGACCGCACGGAAATCCGAGCGCCCCTCAACCGCCGCCATCCATTGCTTGTGAAAGATATTCCCGACGCCCTTCGCCGTGCTTTCAAGGATGACTTCGGTCCCAGGCGCGAGCGGAACAGCCTGAAGCATCCCGGCTAGATGCTCTTCCCCGTTCTCCCAAAAGCCGACTTCGGATCCGTGAACATTCGTCAGCGTTGCCGATCGGCCCGCGCCCTTAGATCCGGCCGTCGACACCTGATAGCGGCTATCCAGGCGATCGAACACAAGCTCTTTCGAGTTGGAGCGCCCGACATGCGGCTTCACGAAAACAGGCACGTTGTCGTGATACCGCTGCGTCATGTCGAAAAGATTATCCGTCGCCATCTGCTGATGCGTCAGGATGAATGTCTTTTCGCCCCGGTTCTGCGAGGTCTTCCAATAGAACCGCCCTTGAACATACGTCGAGCAGCCTTGCTGCCGGCCCTTCAGGACGATGATCCGGACATAGCCGACTTCCGCCTTCATCTTCTCGATCGCGCGATGAAGGATCAACTGCGCCGCGTTCAGCTTGAAGTCGCGGACGAAGCTTTCGCCGCGTTCGTCTTTCTTCGTGATGATCTTCAGGCAGCGCGGGGAGTAATACTCGAAGTCCTCGCGGAGCTTCAGGCGCACTGCGATTTCCCTGTCGGACATGGCGTTCATTCGTCGGATCCGTCGTCGAGAGAGCGAACCCATTCTTCGTGCGTCATTTCGATCTGGCGAACTTCCGCGTCGATCGAGTTCAGCTTAGGCAGGCGATAGGGCAGTAGCGCCATTGCCGCATTGAACATCTTATTGGAGATCTTCACGCTCTTGCCGCGATGCTCGATCGTTCCGGTTCCGACCATCACCTGAATAACGACGTCTTCCGGCGCAACGCCGTCCTCGAACTTGGCATGAAAGTTTCGTTCGTTGGCGCGCTTCTCTTTCGTGGTTGCCATCGGCTTTCCCTCTTGCTGTGACCGGGAATATATAACGCAAAAACCCCCGCCGGTTAAGGCGAGGGCTTTCGGGATCGTCAGTCTGTACGGGAGAGCCTGAAGCTATTCCTGTTCTAGCTGTTCGTCAATCAGGCGGCCCATGTCTTCGGCGGCCTTCTTCTTCACCAGATACATGCGACGCCAGAACCTAGCGAGCCCTTCCGCCCGCTGAAGCTGTCGATTGAGATCTTCCAGCGTATCGACCATAGCCCAGCGAACGGTTTCGTCACCGTCCGGCCTCGCATGATCGACGCCCACGGCCATGTCTTCCATCTTCAGGACGTCGAGCGGATCCGATTTACCGACAGTTCGCCGCCACTCTTCAATCGGGATAGCCTCGCCAGGCCGGTAGGGATCCCGCTTCACCTGATCGGGAGAGTACACGCCAGGCGCGGGCCAAACTTCGGTTTCGTCATACATGCGAGGAACAAGACGCTCCGATTTACGCCTGCTCGCGGCTTCAACCGCATCAAGCGCAGGCGTCGGCGAGTTGATATAATTCGGCTCGATGCCGTGTAATATCGCATGAGCCAAGATCAGCCCATTCGCATAGCCGAGAAGATACGGATCCGAATGCGCCGAGGTATCGCCCACCGCTTGATCGCGGCAGCGTCCTATATCTTCCATCCGCTTCGCAGTAACCGGAAAATGCGTCATCTGATCGGCCCATGCAGCGCCGGCCTTGAAGGCGCGAGCAAGGCGATCATTGCCCCCGCTACCTGATCGAGTATCGGCAGGAATAAAGCCATACCGTGAGACAAACTCTTTCGCCGCTTGATCGAGATCCGGAGAGGCGGGATAGGTAGTTTTGTCGTTATTCATTGATTTCATTCCCTTTTTCGCTGTGTGGTTTGTGTGAATTTAATTCATGTTTGGCGGGCGATTTATGAATTTTTCTCACCAAATCACCCATTTAACCAACTGTGCCCCAACTGAAGCGCGTCAGGCGTGACCGCCTTCCACCGGACTGAAGTCCGCTCGCATGTCGGATTGATCGCCCGACAGAATGCGCGCGATGTTGCAGTTTAGCTGGTCTGTGAACCCCTGCATGACGATAGAAACAGCCGTCATGACGTCTTCGGGATTGTTGAACGTGTTGAGATATTGAGCCGCAAGCTCGCCCATCAGAACGCCGATCAGATGGCCTTGCGTTTCGGGCTCGACGCCTTCCATTTCCTGCGACATGCCCCAGCGCATATAGGCCACCATGATATCCTCCGTCCGGTTTTGCCAATCGAAGGAAAGCTTGTCAGTGTGAGGCGGCATGGGCTGTGTCCGCGCTTTTGCGAACATTGTGCGGATCTGGCGTTCTACCTGATCCAGATCGTAATGAACTGGCATGGTCATTTCCCTTTCTGCTGTGTTGAAGGAAGATCGCGGCCCCGCACGAATTCATTGTGCCAAGCCTTCGTTATGAGGAGCTTTTCCCGGTCTTCGAGTTGATCCCAGGGCTCGCCGTTGACGATGGCCGAGGGCATGAAGTTATCCGGATTGGATGGATCCAAGGAGGAGAACGGATTGCGCCCGCCGCCAGCGCCTTTCATCAGGCGTCGGCCGGTCTTGTTCCACCAGTAGCAGGCCGAGGCGATCGCCTCGCGAACCCTCATCCCGGTATCAAGCCGATCGTCGAGATCGAGCGCCTTCGTCGCGACGGTATGGAAGGAAATCGCCGGGACCGTGAAGGTCATTGGCTGGCCGCAGTCACACAAGAACGCCTCTTGAAATTCGGTCGACCGCTTCGCGGTTTCGTACCACGCGCCGCACTTCGCGCAACGATGCTGAACGACGGATCCGATTTCGCGCCGTTCGGCAAACACCTTGTTTTCTTCAGGCGTCAGTTCGCGGAGAGGTTCGAGTTTGTCAGTCATGGTCAAATCTCCCGTCCGATCATTGCCGCAAGATTGACCCGCAATTCGCGCAGCTTGCGCAGATCTTCCTTTGTCACATGGTTTTGCTGTCCGAGCGTATCGAGGCGATCGAGGATCACTTTCACGGCGGCCTGATACGCTTGGAAATGCTGCTTCGTGTTGCGCGACATTGCCCGCGCGGCCTGCGCATCGTTGAACTTTTCGAGATCCCTCTTCGGCCCTTCGGTTTCCGCATTTGCGACTTGAGCGCAGAGGCTTGTGATTTCGTCCTGAAGACGGACGGAAAGCCTCTTCCACCTTTCTCTCTCGACCCCTTCACGGATGAAGTCGGCCCTGAACCGTTCCTTCACCGCCAAGGCGTCTTCGCGATCAGCCCTGACCAGAAGATTTTCCGCATGAAGTTCATCCACCCGTTTACGGAGGTTCAAGTTCTCGATTTCGAGCCTATAGATCCGCCCCTGAAGCTCTTGCTCGCGAGCGAACGGCCGGAACAAAAAGTCAAGTATGCTCATATCCCTAGCGTCCCTTGCGCTTCCGTTGGTTTGTGCCGTTCCTCGAAGTCTTCAATCACCGCCCGCAAACAATTCAATCTGTGACGGGAGATCCGATCCGTCATCTTTCCGGCCTCGACCCATTTCGGATAGACGCTTTCCCTCATCTTCAGTTCGCGCTTCAGTTCGTCGATCTGTTCCTTGTGCGTTGTGCCGTACATCATCGGCTTGATCCTTGTGCTGGCGGCAGAGCCAGAAGCCGGCCCGCCCGTTGCGAAGTGATACGTCGAAGCCCCAAGCCGCATTCGGATCCCCGCAGACATGGCAAGGATGGACGAACATATGCGCGCCGTCAGGCGTGAACCTCTTCAGTCGCGGCCGGTTATCCATGCCGCCACCAGTTGATTTGCGAGCATCGTCAGAAACAGCCCTAGCAGCCCCGTAGAGAAGCCGAAGCGTTCGGCTAGTGCCTGACACCATCCTGCTTGAGAATACGCGCAGGCGGCAAAGCCTGCATGGAAAGCGAGCGTCTTAATCATTGTCGCCCCGCGTTGCTTCCGCCATCCGCTCTTCCATCGTGCGCTCGCGGGGCTCGTCTTCCGGCTTCGGATCTTCCTTGTTGCGCCAGAAGCGATACGGGATAGGGCGCGGGCGATCCGCCGCGTTCATTTCTTCCGTCGTTTCCTTCACCAGCGCGACCATTGCGCGAACGCGGGCGATCGTGGCCGGATCCTTTGTCGCGCTTGGAGCGCGGCCCGTCTCGATCGCATTGAGAGTTTCGCGGATCCGCGACCTGTCGGCATAAAGCGCCGTTGCTTCGCGTCGCGCCAGTGAGGCAAAAGCGGGAGGCGTCGGAATGAAATTCATGTTCTGCCCTTC